ACTCTAAGACCACAAGCAGACATTCCAACACTGTTAAATCTAGAGGGATCTCAAAAAATTGATAGAGTAGATGTACTTGATGGCGGTAAAAACTACATTTCTGCTCCTTCTTTGATTGTTGTTGATCTTTATACAAATACAGTTGTAGATAGTGGTTTATTAGTTGCAAACTTTATTGGAAACACTATTATTTCGGTTGATGTTGTTGAAGAACCAAAAGGATTAAATGATGTTTCTCATAGAGTTTTTGCAACTAACAATAGTAATGGCATTCAAGTAGAAAGAGTACTGTCGTATTCTGGTGGAATTGTTGAATGTGAACTCAGCACACCACCTATTGATGGATTTATTAATCCACCATTTGCAGTTGGAGATAGAATCTTTGTTGAAGGAATACAAAAACAAAGTTTTACAGATGCTCTTGGGGTTATAACTTCTCCTGGTACTGGATTTAACTCTGCGGATAATGGATATAAGTTTTTTGAAGTTGTTGAATACACAAATTCAAACCCAGCAATTCTAAAATACAATATTGGAGAATATACTGATAATGCGGGAACTCCTGTAACAATTCAAACAGCATTTACATCTATAGTTAAGAATCAGAATTATCCAGTATTCAATATTAATAGGATTCCAAGTCTTTTCTTTGAAGGTGAAAAATTATTAGTTAATAATTCACCATCAGATTTAGTAACTTCTGTTGTAAAGACCAACTTCATAAAAGTGAATGGTGATTATGAAGTAAAATCTGGTGATATTATTAGGGGAATTAGTTCTGGAAATTTTGCAACAATAAATTCGGTTTATAAAACAGATAATAGATTTATTATCAATTATTCCAATAAAAGAGATTTTGATTGGAATGATGATATTGGAAAACTCAACTTGGATCTCCAAGTAATTCCAAATAATGATTATTATCAGAATCTTTCATACACAATTAAGAGTCCGATTGAGTATGAAAAAATGATTGATAAGGTTAATAACCTTGTCCATCCTTCTGGTCTAAAGAACTTTGCAGATACAGAAATTATATCAAAATCTAATGTTTCTATTGCATCTTCAATTTCTCTATTACCAGTTCTTGACTTTATTGCTGAAAGAAGAGTTGATACTATCAATAACTTTGATTTGGTAGCAGATTATGATCCAACTACATCTTCTTCCAGATATATTACATTTAAAAATAAAAAATTATCTGACTATGTAGAGTGTAGATCTAATAGAGTTTTGCAGATTGATGATATTAGTGGTAGTTTTTCTAGTTCCGAATTTAATAAAAATGCATTTACTGACACTATAGAATATCCAATTACTGATTTTTACTCTAAATTCCTTATCCAAGTTATGGATGAGGATAAGCAAAGCACCCAATTGAGTGAATTGGTTGTTCTGAATAATTATGATAACACTTATACTTTTAATAAATCGGACCTATTTACTGATCAGAAACTTGGAGATTTCTCGGGAACATTTGGTGATGTTGGGGATCCAACTTTAAGATTTACTCCAACAAATCCAAATGATTTTAACTATAATTTAAAAATTTACAGAGAATCATTTAGTACCGAAACCTTTAGTATTGGGATAGGATTTACTGAGATTGGATTCACTAGACTATCTGCCAAAACTGAAAATGTTGGACCAGCATCAGGATCGGGATTAATTGGATTTAGTACTACTGTTTTTGAAGCACTATCTTCACTATATGATACAGTTTATGCATATGCCCATATTTTGGATACAACAACCAATGAAGCAAACTACTTTGAAGTTGCTGGATATTATGATGGGCAAGATACACATCTATCTGAATTTTATTTTGACACTAAAAATACAAATGTTTCTGGTGGATATCTAGGTACTTTTGGATTAAATGTTAATAGTGGTGTTATTTCTCTTACATTTAAAAATGAAAATAGCAATAATAATTTAAGAGTTAAAGTAAAGACAGTTGGTATTGGAAGCACTACTGCTGGAGTTGGCACTTTTAGATATCTAGTTGATGGTCAAATTGATGGAACAGAAAGAACTGCAAGATTAGATTCTCAGTATGCAATAACATCTGGAATCTCTACTGTTCTATCCTTTGATAGTACCATAGATTCTTCATTGAAATCTATTGTAAAAGTTTCTACTGGATCAACAGTTGCTGTGCATAACTTATTAGTTGTTGCAGATCAAATTAGAACGTCTTTACAGCAATCTCAATTTATAAGCGTAGGATCTCCAATAGGGATTGGATCATTTGGATCTGAAATGGTTGGAACCGATGTGGTTATAAAATTCTATCCAGATTCTGAGTATTCTTCTGATGAAATTGTTATTCAGTCATTTAATCAGTTCATTTACTCTGACCAGGATGAATTTAACATCCCAGATGATTTTGTTTATGGAAATGCAATAGAAAATATAACTAATTCATTCTACGGATCAATAAACCAATTTGGTAAAGATAAGTTAGATTTTGATCTAAACTATAATAGAATTCCTATTTTCGAAAAAACATTTAATCCAAATAACACTTCTGCCCTGAATAGAGCAACTGGCGTCTTCTCTATCGATAATCATTTCTTTGAAACCGGGGAAGAATTAATTTATACCCCAGATTCAACATTGATTGGAATTGATGGAGAACCAATGGGAATTGGAGAAACAATTGTTTCTGGAAGATCATTTACAGCAGACTTCATTGTAGGATTCAGTACTATCACTGGTATTGCTGTTACTACTGGCATTACTACAGGTTCACTAATCTTTGGCGATTCTGTCCCATCCAGTACAACAACAATTACTGGCATTACAACAAACTACACCTTCTTTGTTGGACAATCGGTTGGTGGTGGATCATCAGTTATTACAGGTGTAGGAAATACTTCGGTAATTACAGTTGGTGCTGGTATTTTCTCTGGTGACAACACTGGATTAGGAACTGTTACTTCTATTGGAATTAATTCGATTACATCTACAGAATCAATTCCTGTAGGAGTTGATAGAATTTACTATACCACAGATGAAGCATTTGCTTTAGAACTTGATGGTGTATCGGTTGGTTCTACTTTCAGAAAAACTTATTCTACTGGTATTACCACTGATATTTGCCCAACTACAGTTTATGCAATTAGAGTTTCGAAAGATCAGTTTAAACTATCTGGAACTTCTGGTGGTAGTGGAGTAGGTCTTACATTTACTTCAATCGGTAGTGGAAATCGCCACAAACTTGAGATGAAGAAAAAACTTGAAAAATCTTTAATTACGATTGATGGTGTAACACAGTATCCACTGATTTATACTCCACTAACATATACTTTGAAATATAATGAACCAGTTATTGGTGCTGGTGTAACATTCTTAGCATTAAGTGGTATTTCTTCTATCAGACCTAAAGACATTCTAAGAATAGATGATGAATATCTCAATATTAGAAACGTTGGTCTTGGTACAACTGCTGCTGGTCCAATTACTGGTATTGGAACAATATCAATTATTGAAGTTTCAAGAGGATTTGTTGGATCTTCAGCAACTACACACGCAGATGAAACAGTTGCGAGAATATACAAAGGTGCGTACAATATTGTTGGAAATAAGATTCATTTTACTGAAGCGCCTGATGGACAAGGAAATAATGATAGATTGAACTCCAGTAATCTTGCTCTACCAAAATCATCATTTAATGGAAGAGTATATTTACGTAAAGATTATGTAAATAACAAAATTTATGATGATATCTCTTTACAATTTAATGGTATTGGACAAACATTTACAGTTTATAGAGAAGGGCAAAATACCACTGGATTAGAAGCTGGCAGCAATTTTGTCTTTATTAATGATATATTCCAAACTCCAGATACACTAAACAATGTTGGTAATAATTATTCTTTCGCAGAAACTGCTTCTACTGGAATTTCTAGTGTAACATTTACTGGTATTACAAGAGAAAATACTGATGATATTGTTATTGTTGAATCTGATGTAAATCAAAACCAACTTCCAAGAGGTGGCGTTGTTCTTTCTGTTGCACAAACTGGTGGATTGGGTTATGCACCTCTTATTGGTGCAAAATTAAGAGCAGAAGTTACTGGTGGTGCAATCACAAACATTGTCGGTGTTCCAACTTATGGTCAAGCATACCAAATCAGCACATCGACTTATAACAACAACACTGGAATACTTGAGGTAACAACCACAACTAATCACCCATTTGATGCATCGGAAGATGATGTTTATCTAGAAAATCTTGAGTTCTCTTGTGCATCGGCACACGCTGGAATAACTACAACAATATTCCCAGATGGAACGCTAGGTAATGTTTTCCCAGTGGTTGGAATTGTTTCTGATAAAACATTCAATGTTAATATCGGTGTTAGTACAATTCCACACAATTATGTTGGACAAGGAACTGCATATCCATATTATAGTAAACTAACCTTTGGATCTGGATACAACACTATAGTTTCTATTGGAGTCTCCGATTCTACAGGTAGTGGTGCTGATATATCTGCAGTTGTTGGTGCTGGTGGTTCTCTGGCATTGACAACTAACGGTGGTGGATCTGGATATACCGAACCAGTATTTGAAATTAACGATCCATCGTATGAGAATCTTTCTGTAATTGGTGTTTCTAGACTTGGTACAGGTAGCACTACACAAACTGGTATTGGTTTGTCGGTGACTATTGATATTGGACCAAGTTATGCTGCAACTGGAATCGGATCTACAGTATTTGAAGTTAGATCTTATGAAATAACCAAACCAGGTTATTCCTTTAGAGTTGGTGATGTATTCAAAGTTGTTGGTCTTGTTACTGATGGAAGATTACCATCTCCAATTGAAGAACTTCAGTTTACTGTAACTGACGTATTCACAGATTCATTTGCATCTTGGCAGTTGGGTGAGTTTGATTTCATTGATAGTGTTAGTTCTTTACAAAACGGGGAAAGAACTAGATTCCCACTCTATAAAAATAGCCAATTACTAAGTTTCCAAAAGGACAATGCAGATGTAGATTCATCTCTGATTGATCTTGATGCTATTCTCTTGATATATGTTAACGGTGTAATGCAGGAACCTGGAGTTTCTTATGAGTTTACTGGAGGAACAACATTCTCCTTCAAAGAAGCACCAAAAGCAAGTGATAAGGTTGATATATTCTTCTACAGAGGAACTAGAGATGAAGATAGTATTGAAGTTAATGTTAATGAAACTATCAAACCTGGCGATACCCTACAAATCAATAAGAGTGAATCTGTCCCACAATCCATTGGTCAAGATCCAAGAATAGTTTCTGATATTATTGCATCAGATCTAGTTCAAACTGGTATATATCTTGGAGATGGTATTGATGAGACAAATTACAGACCTGCAGATTGGACTAAGCAAAAGAGAGATTTGCTTATTAATGACAATCTACAATCTAAAGTAAGAGATTCATTAGAGGGTCTAGTTTTCCCAACATCCAAAGTTATTAAAGATTTTTCTTCTACAGATACTGAAATCTTCTTGGATAATGCTCAATTCTTCAATTATGAGGAAAATGAATCTTCAATTGACATCAGAGATTTCTCTGGTTTATTAGTTCAAGGCGGAAATGATCCAGTTTCTGCAGCATTTACTGCTAATGTATCTATTGCTGGCACCATCTCTTCCATAACAGTTCTAGATGGTGGAAGTGGATATGTTCCTGGATCAGTTTTGGAATTAAAGATTGGTAATCCAATTGGTGGAATTGGAACAGTATTTAAATTTGATGTTAAGAGAAGAGGTGGATACCTTGGTGTAGGTTCTGATGTAATTATTGGAATTAATACAGAATCAATCAAAGTTGGTCAAACTCTGAGATCTATTCCAAATGTCATTGACACTTCAACAACAGTTACTGGAATTTACAGTGGATCAAATGGTAAGATTGAATTAAGTAAGAGTGCATCAAATTCTATTGCACTTTCAAGATCCTTTGATTTTGGCAAATATCAAGATCAATCAGTTGCTATAGGATCTGCATTTGTTTCTTCTGCTGGTATCGTAACTTTAACAACGGTTTCAACACCAGGTGCTGGATACACTTCCACATATTCACCAGATATTACAATTCCAACGCCTAATTTATCAAGTGAAGTTATTGATGGGATTAGATTTGTACAAGGATTTAGTGGAATTATCACTGGAATTACAACAAACACTGGTACAGGAGGAAATCCTCTCGCACTAACGTTCCATGTTCTTTATGATTCTACTTCAGATATTGATTCTTTGATTCAAGACTATCCAATATGTGTTTTTGATACCACAGTTGGTCATGGAGTAACCTCAATCGATAGTAGTGATTCTGCTACTGTTGGAATAGGATCAACATTTGTTGATAACATTTACTATATCCACTCTATCACTAGAGACAACTTAACAGGAATAATAACCAGCAACGTATTGTCAACTACTAATATTAGTGGTATTCATACAATGCCAAACTTAATTTCTGGAAGATTCTCTTGGGGTAAATTATCTGGATTTGAAAGAACTACATCTTCTATTGGGGTTGCGGTTTCTGGATATACAGTAAATTCTGGTTTAACTACGTTCCCAACATTGCAAAGACGTGGATTTGGACTTAGAGATACTGGTTCTTTGAGAAAAGACCTTGGGTAATCATTTATAAATATAGAAAAAAGCTCTTACGATGGCCGCAATTGTAACAGATCAGTTTAGAATATTAAATGCGAATAATTTTGTAGAATCTGTCAGTGATCCAAATAATTCATATTATGTATTTTTAAGTCTACCAAACCCAAGTGCCGTTGGTTTTGGTAGATCTACGAGTTGGGATGAAAATACACCAAATCCTGTTGATAACTTCAATTATTTAAATCATGTAAAAGATACTATGATTTTTGGTAAAAAAATCACAGTTAACGATGTTCGTAGATTGATAAGGAGAGTTGATTGGAGACAGGGAACTGTCTATGAAATGTATCGTCACGATTACAGCATTTCTAATACATCCCCACAAACCAACTCTACTAGATTATATGATGCAAATTACTATGTAATGAATAGTGATTATAGAGTTTATATTTGTATTGATAATGGAGCATCTTCGGCAAATCCTGCAGGAAATTTCTCGCAAGATGAACCATCTTTTATTGACCTAGAACCATCAAGAGCTGGTGAAAGTGGTGATGGATATATTTGGAAATACTTATTTACAGTTTCTCCAAGTGATATTATTAAATTTGATTCTATTGAATACATTCCCGTTCCAAATAATTGGGTCACTACCACTGACGCACAAATTCAGGCGGTTAGAGAAAATGGTGATTCTTTAGTAAATGAAAATCAAATTAAAAAAGTTTATATTCAAAATCAAGGTGCTGGATACAACACAACTGATGCTGAGTTAGACATTCTTGGTGATGGTGATGGTGGAAGAGTGGTTGTTGATGTAACAGGTGGTAAAATCACCGATGTTACGGTTTCTTCTGGTGGCAAAAATTACTCTTACGGAAGAGTTGATTTATCATCAATTAATTCTGGAGCAACAGAATTTGCACATTTAATTCCAATTATACCACCATCAAGAGGTCACGGTTACAACTTATATGAAGAGTTGGGAACTGATAGAGTTTTAATTTATTCTAGATTTGATGATTCTACAAAAGATTTTCCTCTAGATACCAGATTTGCTCAAATTGGAATTGTTAAAAATCCAACTAGAATTGGATCAGCTACTTCTATCTTCTCAGAAAATCAATTCTCCAATCTTGGCGGTTTGAAGTTGACCTCAGTATCTAACCCATCTGATGCTACACCAGGAAATAGAATTTATCAAACTCTTACTGGTGTAGGTACAGCAACTGGTTACATTGCATCATATGATACAGAAACCAAAGTTTTAAAATACTTTACTGACCGTTCTCTGTATTATAATCAAAGTTCTTATGACCAAAAAGACTCTAGATCTATTATCTCTGAAGCAACAAAGGTTGATTTTAGCATAGATGGTGGAACAATCACATCAACAAATAGTTTTAGTGCATCGATCGATTCAACATTTACTGGCATAACGACTACAGTTACTACAACAAAAAGAGTCAATCTTGCGGCAGAATTTAATAATGGCATATCTCTTCCTGAAATAAATAAAGGATCGGGAGAAATTATCTACATTGATAACAGACCCCGTGTTTCTAGAAACCCTCGCCAAAAAGAAGATATTAAAATCATACTGGAATTCTAAAGATGTCACAAAAAACCAATCTTAATGTATCACCATATTATGATGATTTTGATCCCAATAAAAATTTTTATAGGGTTCTTTTTAAACCAGGATTTCCAGTTCAATCAAGAGAACTGACAACTCTCCAGTCGATCTTACAAAATCAAATTGAATCTTTTGGAAGTCATATATTTAAAGATGGTTCTGTAGTAATTCCAGGAAATATTACATATAATTCACAATATTATGCTGTTAAGATAAATTCAACACACGTTGGTCTTAGTGTTGGATTATATTTAAATCAGTTAATCGGTAAAAAAATAAAAGGTCAAACTTCAGAATTAGTTGCGATTGTTCAAAATGTTATAACTGATTCTGAATCTGAGACTGACAATTATACTTTATATGTTAGATACATCTCAGCAAATTCATCTTTTGAAGAAGGTCAATTCCTTGACGGAGAAACATTACTTCTTCAAGAAAATCTAACATATGGAAACACAACAATCTCCAGTGGTGATACATTTGCAACTGCAATTAACTTAAACGCAACTTCTACAGCATCAGCAGTTTCCATTTCTAAGGGTGTCTACTTTATCAGAGGTCACTTTGTTAATGTAGATGATGATACTTTAATTCTGGATCAGTATACAAATACTCCATCGTATAGAATTGGTCTATTTGTTTCAGAGTCACTAGTTGATGCTAAAGACGATAATAGTCTTTATGATAATGCCAGAGGATTTTCTAATTTCGCTGCTCCTGGAGCGGATAGATTAAAGATAAGTGCAACTTTAACGAAGAAAAGATTAACAGATACTGACGATAAGAATTTTATTGAAGTCTTAAGAGTTACTAACGGTGAACTCAAAAAAATTCAAGATTCAAATACATACTCTCTTATAAAAGAATATTTTGCAAAAAGAACTTATGAAGAGTCTGGCAATTATTCTGTAGATGCATTTGATATTGATGTTGAAGAATCTTTAAATGATGGTATAACTTCTGATGGAGTATTCACTGAAGGGCAAAGAACAGATGAAGGAAACGTTCCCTCAGAAAATCTTTTAGCAGTAAAAGTATCTCCAGGAAAAGCATACGTTAGAGGTTTTGATGTAGAAAAAACATCTACAACTATTCTTGATCTTGAAAAACCAAGAGATACCTCTAGAGTATCAGATTCTTCTGTCCCGTTTGAAATGGGCAGTCTGTTAAAGGTCAATAATGTTTCTGGTACTCCAGTTGTTGGAATAGACAATAATCACATCATTTATTTAAATAGCAAAAGAAAAAATTCAACAACAGTAGGTGCTGGAGATACAATTGGTAAAGCAAGAGTATATTCATATTCTGCACCTGGAGCGTACCAAAATGCCGCTTCATCTTGGGATTTGTATCTTTATGACATTCAAACATATACAAAGTTAACTTTAAATCAGTCTCTGACTTCTGGTCAATGCCCAGAAACTTCATACATTAAAGGTTTGAATAGTGGAGCATCTGGATATGTTGTAGGATCTCCATCTGGAAATGCCATTAACATACAACAAACTTCTGGTACTTTTAGTGTAGGTGAGCAAATTGAAATTAATGGTGGAACTACTTATTCTAGAACAGTATCTGAGGTAAAAGTATTTGGTACTCAGGACATTAAATCAGTTTTCCAAGATGCTGCTGAAGTTGGTTTGTCAACATCATTTGTTGCAGATTCTTTCTTGCAAACCAAAATCGCAAAGAACTTTACAAATACAGATTCACTACAAATTAGTGCAACAGGTATTGCAACTTGTGCAGGTAAAAACTTTGTTGGAATCAAGAGTGACACTATAATCAGATATCAACTCTCCGGAAATTCTCTGCAGACTTTTAACAGAGTTCAATCTGTTTCTGCAGACGGTTTAACGTTGACTCTTGCATCAGTTCCTAATGTAACTGGAGTTTGCACTGGAACATTACCATCTTCAACAGTTAGCGCAACATTCTCTCTTGGTGTTCCATCAATTCAAAATGAAGAAAACTCTTTCCTATATGCTAAGATAAATTCTAAAAATGTTTCAGACGTTGATCTATCAACATCAGATTTAACCGTAAGAAGGCAGGTAACTGGGAAATCAACCACTTCTACAGGAACATTATCCCTAACTTTGGCAGATGTTGGCATTACTAGCGCATATTTTGAACCATTTAACACCGAAAGATATGGTATTTTCTATGCAGATGGAACAGTTGATCAACTTTCTAGCGAGAAAGTAAGTTTAAGCAGCAATTCAACTGTTGTTACTTTTACAGGTCTTACTGCAAGTGCATCAAATGTTGTTGTTAATGCAACAGTGAAGAAAAATGCTATTACAAATAAGCAAAAATTATATATTAGAAGCACAAAATTAGATGTTAATAAGAGTGCAACTGGTGTATCCACATCAATTACTGGTTTATCATCTATTACAAGCTATGGTCTTAGAGTAGAGGATAATGAAATATCATTAAACGTTCCAGACGTTGTAAAAGTTCTAGCAGTTTATGAATCTGTTAATAACGGTGCCGTAATTTTAGATAAATTAACATTTGCTTCTGGTTTAGGTTTAGATACAGAATCAATTCTTGGTGAAAAAATTACTGGAGCAAGTAGTGGAGCAATTGCACAGATTGTAACTAGAAAGTCTTCAACAGAAATTGAATTTGTTTATCTCAATTCTAATAAGTTTATTCTAGGAGAAACTGTAAGATTTGAAGAGTCTGAGATATTAGGTGCTATTTCTTCAATTACTGAAGGATCATATGTTAATAAGACACAAGACTTTGTTCTTGATAAAGGACAAAAAGAACAGTATTATGATTACTCAAGAATAGTTAGAAAAACTGGTGCAGTTGTCCCATCTAGAAGATTGTTAATTATTTTTGATCATTATAGAGTTCCATCAAATGACTCTGGTGATGTATATACCGTTAAGAGTTATGATGGACAAAGATATAAATCAGATATTCCTCAATTGAAATCTGGAACGAGAGCATCTGATATTCTTGATTTCAGACCAAGAGTTTCTGATTTTACCAGTACTTCAACATCACCATTTGCGTTTTCAAGTAGAAACTTTGCCGCTGCTGGTTCAAATCCAACACTAGTAGTTTCGCCAAATGAAACATCTTCAATTTCATATTCATATTATCTACCAAGAATTGATAAGATCTCTTTGAATAAAAATGGTGACTTGGTAATCAAAAGAGGTGTATCAGCAGATAATCCAAAAGAACCTTCCTCAATTGAAGAGGCAATGGATCTTGCCACAATCAAGTTGCCAGCATATCTCTACAATTCAGAAGATGTAGAAGTATATCTCTATGATAACAAGAGATATACTATGAGAGATATTGGAAACTTAGAGGATAGACTTTCCAATGTTGAAAAGTTAGCATCACTAACTTTACTTGAACTTAACACAAAAACTCTCCAAATTCAAGATTCGGACGGGTTAAGTAGATTCAAATCTGGTTTCTTCGTTGACAACTTTGATAATACCAATTTTATTGATGTAGAGAACTCGGATGCAAAAGTTTGTATTGATACAAATAGTTCTGATAATCAGTTAAGATCTGATGTAAGTTCTTATTCACTTAAGGCACAAATTTCACCAGCATCTTCCCTCAATACAAACACATTAGATTTCTCCACAAACTTTGATTTACAAGATACTAATATTAAGAAAACTGGTGATTTAGTCACTCTTAATTATTCAGAGATTGCTTGGACGAATCTCCAGCAATCATTTGCAACTAAGGAACAAACCATTAATCCATTTGCTGTATCTAATTACAATGGTTTTGTTAAACTCACTCCTTCTTCCGATACTTGGGTAAGAACAATCAACAGTGAAAGTGGAGTAGTTTCAAGAACACAAAGCAATTGGGCAAATTCTTATATTTCCAATCTGATTCCAAGTTCTAATCCAAATAATAAGTTTAGATCAAGAAATGTAGAATTTAGGGCAAGTGGTTTAACACCATCAACAAATTATTATTCGTTCTTTGCTGGAAATTCTAATATTGATATTATTCCAAAACTGCTGAAAATCACAATGACTTCTGGCACTTTCCAGTCAGGAGAAACTGTTTATGGATATGTTGGTGGAAAGAAAGTTGCCGCATTTAGATTATCCAATGCAAATCACAAAACAGGATCATATTCAAATCCATCTACATCATATTCTGAAAATCCATATTCAACAAATACAACATTAACTTCTTATTCTGCATCTTCATCTGTGTTAAATATTGATACTTATTCTTTAGCAGATGATGCAGATGGAAGATTCTATGGTTATACACCATCTGGAATGAAACTTGTTGGAGCAACAAGTTCTGCTCAAGCAACAGTTTCAACTCAGTCTCTTACTACAGATTCAGTTGGAGATTTAGTTGGTTGCTTCTTCATTAGAAACCCACTTCAAAATCCTGCACCAACAACAAGTTTTAAAGTCGGTGCAAAAACATTTAAGTTATCTTCAAGTTCTACAAATTCTACTGCCACTACTGTTACTTCCACTGAAACTACTTTCTATGGTTCTGGAATTGTTAACTCTTCAGTATACAGCGAGAGTTTGATTGTTCGCAGATCTCCTCCAGCATTACCATTAAATGCACTGAGAAAAGATCCATTAGCACAAACCTTTAGAACAGACAATGATGGTGGATTCCTGACAGCGGTTGATTTGTACTTTAGTGGAAAAGATGATACTGAAAAGGTCTTTGTCGAGATTAGAGAAACTGATATTGGGGGAACACCTAAAAATAAGGTAATCCAAGACTTTGCTAGAGCAGAACTATTACCATCTGGTATTACAACATCTTCTAACGGTGCAACCGCAACTAAAGTAACCTTCCCATCACCAATTTACTTACAACCAAATAAGCAGTACGCAATTTCACTATCTTGCCCATCTTCTGATGATTATAAAGTTTGGATCGCAGAGTCTAATCAGGCAACAGTAGCAACTCAAACACTTCCAGATGCTGAACAGGTAATCTATTCCAACGAATATGTTGGGGGAAATCTGTTTAAATCACAAAATGGATCCATTTGGACTCCAAGTGTATATGAGGACCTTAAATTCAAATTCTATAAGGCAAGTTTCTCATCAACATCTGGAACTGCATATTTCCATAACCCAACATTATCAGTTGGAAGCACATATGCAGAAATAGATGCTAATATCCCAGTACTAATTAATAATCCAATCAAGACTTTACCAAGAAAAATTAATGTTGGTATTGTTACTACTTATGGTCTCAATAGTATTTTACAACAAGGAATCAAGGTTGGTGAGGGTGATGCTTATGGATATGTAGAGTTTGTAGGTGGAAATATTGGGGTTGTTTCAACAACCAATGTTGGAGTTGGATATTCAAATGGTACTTTCTCTAGCGTACCACTCTATTCAATAACTGGTTCTGGAAGTGGTGCAACAGCAACGATAACCATTTCATCTAATGAATTGGCAAGTGTTTCTATTGCAAATACTGGAAGCGGATACAGAGTTGGTGATTTGCTTGGAATTTCAACAAGTGCAGTTTCTAGAGGAAGAGGAGCAACAATTAGTGTTCAATCAGTTCCAAACATTGACAAGTTATTCTTAACTAATGTATCTGGCGAAGAATTTACTGATAATCAAACACTTTCCTACTATCAGGGAGATGTTCAAGTTTCTCTTGCAGGAACTGTAACTCTTGGTCAATCAGTAGTTCCAAGTGATCTTTATACTGGAAACGTATTTGAAGTTTCTCATTATAATCACGGAATGCACTCTGATAGCAACATTGTAAATATCAGGGGAATTGTACCAAATACAACTGGTGAAGCACTAACTGCAAATATTACATCAACAAATACTACAATTTCTATTGCAAACACTTCCAATTTTACAACTTTTGAAGGTGCGACAGTTACAGCATCAAATCCTGGATATGTATTGGTAAATGAGGAGATTATTAAGTATACTTCTGTCTCATCAAATGCTCTGAATATTTCTACAAGAGGAATAAATGAAACAACGGTTAGAAACCATACAACTGGTGACCTGATTTATAAGTATGAAATTAATGGTGTTTCTCTAACTAGAATTAATAATTCACACAGTATGCCAACAAATTCTACCTTAAAAACAAGAAGAGGTATTGATAAGTATCACTTAGAATTTGATAGATCTGACAAAGCAACTGGTGACACTCAACTTTCATTTACTAATGAAAGTACTCTTGGTGGATCAGCGTGCAGAGCAACGCAAAATATTCAGTTTAGTGAAATTATTCCACAATTTAATGTCGTTTCACCAGATAATACTTCAGTCAATTCAAGTATTAGAACCGTTTCTGGAACAAGTGCTGGTGGATCAGAAGCATCTTTCGTTGATCAGGGATATGAAAGTGTTTCTCTAAATCAGGTAAATGAATTATCCACTCCAAGAATTGTTTGTTCTAGAGTTAATGAAACAACCCGTTTATCTTCTTTACCAAGAAGTAAGTCTCTGACCTTGTCCATTAATATGCAAACTAGCAATACTAATGTTTCTCCTGTGATTGATCTCTCAGAAGCTGCAACATTTGTATTCAATAGAAATAGGTTAAATAGACCAATTCTAAATTATGTTACAGATCCTAGATCCAATCAATCATCTGATGATCCACACGCTTCGGTTTATGTTTCAAATAAAATTGAATTGGCAAAACCAGCAACATCTTTGAAAGTTCTCCTTACTGCATATAGAAATGCTTCAAGTGATTTTAGAGTTCTCTATAAGTTGTTCAGATCTGATTCAAGTGAAATTGATCAAACCTATGAATTATTCCCAGGATACAACAACTTGACAGACACTGATGGTGATGGTTTTGGTGATACTGTAATTGACACCAACCTAAATGATGGTTCTTCAGATGCTTTTGTAAAAGCAAGTAATGATGACGAATTCTTAGAATATCAGTACACTGTAGATGATCTTGAGCAATTTAATGGGTTTGTAATCAAGATTGTTATGAGCGGAACCAATGAATCATATACACCAAGATTCCGTGATTTGAGA